AGTCTCCGCATCAAAGATGATGCCGCGGCACTCACGCCGAACACGAGCGTTAAAGTTCTCTATTTCATAGTGATCATGGTTTGCGCGAAGATCACCATAGTGGATTACTTCCGGAAACGTATCCTCGAACATCACGTTATAGTTGATGACCGTGTAGCCTTCTTTCTGGGCTACTGTAAATTCGGCACGACCTTCAATCGCCGGCAAAACATCAGATATGTTAGTGATCCTGGGGAAATCATAGTTCATGACATATTCCTTATTTCGATCTATAATTCAATATAGACTATATCAAAAATAAAGTCAAGCTGTTATACACTAATCCATGATGGGGGAGGAACAATTGTGCTAAGAATATTACCGTGAGAGTCTATCTCTCGTACTTCGACTTGAGGACGATTTTGATAATGCTTATTCGGAGCAGAATATCCCGGAGGAAGAGAGCGAGTAACGTTTTGCAACGCGCCCGCTTCAATCGCAGCATGGCGGCGGATGTACTGTTTAGCTTGTTGCAAATTTGAAGTATATGGATTAGCCCGCCAGGGATACATGTATTGATTCATTTCGTTGTCATACAATACAAACATTTATTTGCCCCTGATGGCATCAAACACCGAATTCTGAAGCTCAGCAGCTTCTTCATGCGAGAGATAGAAGTCAGTAGTTGGATCGTAGTAGGCACCTTCCTTTGGATCGTAGTAACTCACTCGACCGTTTGGGTAGAAAAAGGGACCTTCAAGGCCCTTGCGGGCCTGATACTTAGAACGGAAATCTTGAGAAATGTTCAAAACTTGATAACCCATGTCGTGTCTCCGTTGCTATCTATAATTCAATATAACAAAACGGGCAACTAATGTCAACCGAAAAAGTTAGAAAAGGTTGATTTTTTCCCAAGGCAGATAGCTTTTTCCGAAGTGACCATAGTTAGTAGTACTGCTATAGATCGGAGAAAACAGGTCGAATCGGTCGATTATGCCTTTTGGAGTTAGGTCGACATTCTTGATGATCCATTCAGTCAAGTCTCTGCTATCCCTATCACTTTCGACATACACACTAGTAGGATTTACCATTCCAATTGCATAACTGAGTTGTACCGTAGCCCACTCTGCTTTACCAGAAGCAACTAGATTTTTTGCGAGATATCTAGCCATGTATGCTGCTGACCTATCTACTTTGGTAGGGTCTTTACCAGAGAATGCGCCGCCGCCATGGGGAGATGAGCCGCCGTATGTATCAACTATAATCTTGCGACCAGTTAATCCGGTATCTCCAACGGGGCCGCCGATCACAAAGCGTCCGGTTGGATTAATCAAAAATTCAGTATTATTGTCAACTAGATTAGCAGGAATCACTGCACGGATAATCGCTTCGATGCTAGCTCTAACTAATGCAATGTTGATGTCGGCATGATGTTGTGATGAGCATACAATTTTCGCGATGCGACTTACTGTGCTGTCATCATTGTATTCTACCGTTACCTGACTTTTAGCATCGGGGCCTAACCACGTGCCTTCATTAGAGCGGCGAACCTGGGACAATGCTTCTACAATCCTATGTGAATAATAGATAGGAGCCGGCATAAAATTTTCAGTTTCTTTACATGCATATCCGAACATCAAACCTTGATCTCCGGCGCCGAAATTGTCAGTGCCTAAAGCAATGTCCGAACTTTGCTCGTGCATAAAATTAGTGACGTTGAGGGTTTTCCAATGAAACCCCTCTTGTTCATACCCAATGTTCTTTACGACACGCCTAACCATATATTCTAAATCAAGGCTATCTATCTCGCCCTTAAACTCACCTGCGACAACTACCTGATCAGTAGTAACCAATGTCTCACACGCACATCTTAGTGAAGTATCTCTATTTGCCATTATCATATCTAGGATGCCGTCACTAATGGCATCAGCAACTTTATCTGGGTGGCCTTCGGAAACGCTTTCACTGGTAAATAGATATGTCACTGTATATAAATCCTCTATCAATAGTTATGTAGAAAACAAAAGTATCAAAAATTTAGTTGATCCAGCAATCACAGTTGCAGTTAATTACATGATCAATCGCTTCGGGGATCGACAATGTTGCAGGTAGTATCGTACTCGTTATAAATCTAGGATCAAGATTTGGTGGAAGATTAACAGGATCGTATTCGGGTGCGGGTTTAATAAACGGAACTAATGTTATCGGTGACAATATTTCAGTAGTAGGGCCTATTGGTACGCGTGGACCAGAAGAAGGATTGGGGTCGGCCCCTAGCAATGGTCCAGTGATATCACCGGGTGCAGTGCCTGCAGTGGGTTGATATTTCGGTAAATCAGGATTATATGTTCCGATCGGGGAAGGAGTTAATACATTTCCACCGTCATCAATATTACCGGGCCATGATGGTATCGTATAGTCTGTCCCTGTAGTTAGATTAGTGATGCCATCAACTGCACCTCCGATTGTTCCGTTCGTGGTAACTGCTTTCTGACTATCTGAAGTTGGAGTGTCCGGAATAGAATTATCTAGTTCAAGTCCTGCCAATGCGAGTCTAGTTTGATTTCTGGATTCTCGCATCATTGCAACTAAACTTTGTCCACCGACGGTGTTCAAGTCGGCAAGTGCTTCCAATGTTTGCACAGTCATGTGCGGTCTGGTGTCTTGCGCTGCTGCAGGAAGCGTGTCTACAAAGTTAGACAATTGGTTTGGGTAGGATGTTGAGAAGTAATTCTTTGGGATCGACACCGGAGTTAATGCCTTATAGCGAGTACGTTGCTCCCGTTTTAGTTGAGCACCACATATATCCCAGTATGCATTCAAGTACACGCTTTGCTCTATATTATTTTGATAGATCGAAGAAATCTCGGCATTTGCTTGTGAGACATAACCTTGAACGACACTATTCATAGGATCGGGCCATGCTACGGTACCTGATATGGTATTCGTGCCTCCGGTGGCAATTTCCCCTGTCACGGTTACGGGTAATGCCCCAATCGGGGGAGCTTCAATCGTAGCAGTCGGCAATGACGTAGTTTCAATACCGGAAGAACTTATTCTTACTGTGGTTACTTTACCAAAAGTTGTCATGTCCATATCATCTGTCCCGATCGAGACGATTGCAGTAGCACCCGAACCTCCCGAAATAGTAATAGAAGGGACTGGGGCATTTCCTCGCCCATATCCGCCGCCAGGATCAGTAACTGTAATTCCGATTATACTATAATATGTGGTAGGACCAACAGTCCTGGTCGCACAGTCTATCGTAACCTGCGCTTCACTCCATGTGGTAGCTAGATAGTTTTCTCGGTAGATATTATGTAGTTTGGTTGTGCTTACATTTTGTATTCTATTTTGCAGTAATTCCCAGGGATAAGGTAAGCCTGTCAGACATCCGAATGCATCAGACATCGTATATGTGCCATTGGGGCCGCTGCCTAACGCAGTAATTGAATTGGCGGCGTCGGTTGATATTTGTGCAGTTGGTTTGCTAGTGCCTGCAGTCAACGGAAGATTAGCGTTGTTTTCTAATCCTTGGATCGCTTTGCCCAATCGATTGATATCAGTAAACTTGATGTTACGAACCTGGCGCATCGCAAAAGACCAAGCTCCTGCTGCTATCGCCTGATCGAGAGGTATGATATCTCTGAGATATGCGCCGAATCCAATCGGAACATCGTTGTAGTTAGTTGAATTTAATGCTCTCTCGTATGTAGAAGGAACACTAGTTGGAATTTGAATTCCAACATATGTTCTCATAGTAGGGGTGTCCAATGCCATATTGATCGCGCCGTCGACGTACAATAGATAGTAGGTCTTACTATTCGTAGGGACTACATCGGCATTGTATATAGGAACAGTCATCGCAGCATAACTGATAGGAAACATCATCTTGACATCTAGCAAGTCTGATAACGCAGTCAACCCAAGAGTCTTGCATTGTAGCGGCGCTAGCACATCAATTAAATTTTGTCCAGTTATGATCAAGTACGCACCGTAAATCTTTTGTTCTTGAAGTTTAGTAGGAGTAATAATAGTACCATCAGAGATATCTTGAATCTCGTTGATGTCTAGACCCGCTGCTAATAAAGCTAAGCTCAAATCTTTAGTTAGGGCGCCAGCCGTAGTGATTGCCTTCAACAAGTTAGAAGGTAATCCAAACGATTCAATATCCTGCAAGTCGATAACTTTACCTAGATTGATCAAGTCAGTGCCAAACTCGAATGATGAGAGGTTGACACCGGCAATGTCTCCTGTCATCAAATCATTCATATTGCTGTACACGCCGTCAAGGAACTGAGCAGAGTTACTAGCAATAGAAATTGTTTGATTTTCTTGAGTGATCCACCCTGATATTTGAGAGAACGAATTTGTGAACTCTGAATAATTTGGATTAGCTGCTGTCGGCTCATCGCTGTTCCAATTAAACTCGTTCCACGCTTGCAACGCGTGAAGTCTTAGATACCCCCATTGTGTTACTGATATGTTTGGATTGGTAGTGTTATACGGAAGCCAAGTAGCTGACTGTCCTTGAAGGGTTATTCCTTCTATTCCATATCCGGACGTTGCTGGTCCTGGCAATGCCGACGGATATCCGTTTTGAATTCCATAATTTACTGCTGCGGTTGTCCAGATGCCTGCAGGATCTTCTGCGACATATGTAGGTGGTTTGGCGTTGCCTAATACTGGAAGTGTGCCACTGCCGATAGAGATCAATTGATCATACGTATCATTTGTTATTGTAGTATTGCTGGGAGTAAAAGTCGCGACCATCGGAGTAGGGGTGCTGACTGTCGAACTAGTACTTAATAGCCATCTACTTCCACTAGTTGTGCCGTCACTATTACTTAGGTTGCCGATAATAGTGGTACCGGGAGTTACTCCGGTACCACTGAGCGTCATTCCTAACTCGATCTTACCTTCCTTGCCCGAAGTCACCGACCCAACTTGAAGTATGTCTCCGCTCGGTGATCCTGCTCCACTAATGATGCAATTTGCCAACGTTGCTGTTTTTATAGGATTTCCCGGTTCCCCTCTCAGATAGGCGTCGTTGATCGCATATGTCAAACAACGCAATACTGTATGATTGATCAAAGATCCGGGTGTATAAGAAGCATTAGTTTTACTCGCGCCCATATACGATGCAGCGACCGGATTAACGTTTAGTCCAATATTACTTAGGAACTGACCGAATACGTTCATTCCTAATGGGCTCTGTTTTCCTGTTTCTGCCATATGCTTTTACTCTATCCACTAGCCAAGTATGAGTTTTTTGTCAGGCACCACTAATCCAGTTGTTGCTTCGATGTACTTTGCCTTGATACTGTCGTCCGTCAACGCATAAAAAGCGATATTACTAGTGTTTAGTCTTACTTCGGCCTTTACTCCTGCAGTAAACAGACTGGGAACTAATCCTAGTCCTTGAGGTCCCGGAGCGACCGAAACCGGTTGATGTAAAAGGACTTCAGTGTCTTCTACTTTACTTACTTTAGCGATAATTTCTTCACCGCTATTCATCTTGAATGTCCATACATCCCCGACCGTGATTTTCATAATATATTTCCTTTATGCTGCTTCTGCTAAAAATTTAGCTCTAAGTTCTGTGAATCCGCCGATCAGTTCACCATTAAGGAAAATCTGCGGTACGGTTCGGGCGCGCGGCGCCACTTCTAATAAATCTTCTCTAGTATAGCCTTCCCCAATCTTTCGTTCTTCATACTCGATGCCCTTCTGTTCTAGAAGTGTTTTAGCCTGTATACAGTAAGGACAGTTGTCTCGTGACCAGATAATTGCGTTCATTTTTTCTCCTTATACATCAATACTTATCGTAATATTAACGGCGACATTTTAATAACTACGGTCACAAATTTGGCAATTGGTCATAATCTAACTCAGCCGTCATAGCTCCAATAACATAACTAACCGATTCTGCTTCTTGCAGGGCCGACTGCTTCTTGGAAGTGTCCATATGCTTATTAAACCAGGGAATAGGAGTCGTCTTTGAAGATGGGTTCCAGTACTTGATTCCAATCTGCTTAAGTGCATCTACCGCATTGAAGTCTACGAAATCAATCATGATGCGCTCGTTGAGGCCGATTACCGGGCCCTTCTTGAAAAGATACATAGCCCATTCTTTTTCTTCACGAATGACATCTTCATAAATCTTGCGGACTTCTTGTTCACATTCTGTCTTAGCAATAACAAAACGACTATCTTCTTTGACAACCTGATTGATCATCCATGCCGTCCACTCTTTGTGAAGCAACTCATCATTTAGTATTAATGAAATAATTGCGCCATTGCCCATAAAAATCTTGTTCTCTACCATTGCAAGTGAAGTAGCAAACGAAACCATGAAGCGGAAAGCTTCAAGCGCGTATGACGCATGAAGTGCTAACCAAATTGCATTGATATGTTCTTGCTCTGGTACTTCAATACCAAGTTCTTTCTTGCAATTAAGAATATGCAATCTCTCGTAATAGTCACCTACACTAGCAGCCATATCGATGATCTCTTTGGTATCGTGAATCGTATTGAATACTTCTTTTGGCACATTGTAGATGTTACGGATAATGTGTGAATATGCGCGCGAGTGAATGTTAGTTTCAAACGACGACCATATCAATACCAATGACTCTAGCTCCGGAATTGACGCAACGGGTGAAAAGATTTGAACCGGTGCGCGGCCCTGAATACTATCAAGTGCGGTTTGCCTTAGTAAGTTACTAGTGAAAATATGGCGTACCGTATCACTTGCTTCCTTGAAGTCGTTCGCATCCTTAGATAAGTTAATTTCTTCGGAAATCCAAAAGAATCCACGTTGCATTTCCTCAAACTTTGCAAGTTTGGGCTGGCGGTATTCTTCAAATCGCTGAACAGTCACTACCCCATCCAAAAACATCTTTCGTTTTAGATAGTTAGGGACTTCGCTTATATTATATTGATCTTTAGACATTAATAATTCCCACTAGCAAGTACGATATGGCAGATATGTTCTAACCGCTCAATGTGTTCATAGGCTCTCCATGGTGTGTTAGCAATTGCGACAACACCATGGCCCTTGATTCCAATTATATCATAGTCGATATTACCGTCGGCGTCAAGATTAAAGGACTTAAAACATTCATCGGCAAGATGCTGACTAATAGGAGGAACTTCCCCGACATTTTTACCAACTGTAGTATATCTACTTAGTTCAGGAAAATGTTTGACTAGTTCACTTAGTTCTATTCCGGCATGCATTGCTGCAACACAGTAAGTAGGATGAAGGTGAACAATCACGCGAATATCATCTTTGTGCTGACCCAGTTGCTTTTGCAATCCAAAGTGTAAAGGCACTTCACCACTTGGTATTAGGTTCTTACTGATAGTAGTGTAGGGCATGTCTTCCCACTGTTCTCCGTTTATCAGCAGCTTCTTGAACTGATCCGGCTGTAATGTTTGTTTGCGAACCCCACTAGGTGTAATGTAAAAGTGGTCGCGATCATGATGTCTAATCGAGATGTTGCCGTCTCGACTAGTGATCCAGTTGCGTTTATATGCATCCACTAGGATGTCACAGATTGTTTCTAACATTGTTAATCTCTCAATAGTTTGATAATAGTTCTGGCTAAATCTTTAAACCAACGCTCATCGTGGCCTCTAGTCGTCTCTGCTGCAACTCCGATGCGTACTCCGCTAGTTTCGATGAAGCCCCTAGTATCATTGGGCACGCCGTTCTTGTTAACAGTAATTCCATTCTTTTCTAGCAAGTCAGCAAACTCTCTGCCGCTATACTTTTCTTTATTCAAGTTGAGTGTCATCATGTGGCAGTGTGTGCCACCGCTAACAACATCTACTCCTGCGTCCAAGAAGGTTCTTGCCATCGCTTGTGAGTTGATCTTAATGCGCTTTGCATATATCTTAAACTCTGGCTGTAGTGCTTCGTAGAAACATTGAGCTTTAGCGGCAATGATATGCATCAACGGGCCTCCTTGCGTACCCGGAAACACTGCACTATTGATCTTCTT